GGTAAATGCTGTTGTAGAGGTAGAAGCCCCACGGGACATTACGCGTCAACTTCTTCGTCACCGCTCTTTCAGTTTCCAAGAGTTTAGTCAACGCTATTCTGATCAGATTGAGTTTACTGATCGGGACATTCGTCGTCAAGACACTAAAAACCGTCAAAACTCTATTGATGATCTTGATACGTCTGTTATATCTGATGTACAAGGGTATGTCAATGATGCTGAGGGTGCAGCTTGGTTGGCTTACCAGTTCGCCCTCAGTAAGGGTGTGGCTAAAGAGTGTGCTAGGGTTATCTTACCAGAGGGTCTTACTATGTCCCGACTATATGTTAACGGTACTCTTCGTAGCTGGATGCACTACCTTGATGTACGTGATGATCCGGGTGTGACTCAGCACGAGCATGTACTACTGGCAAGGGAAATTCGTAAGGCTATTGCACCAGCCTTTCCAACTATCTTTAAACAGGGTGAGTAATGACAAGTAATCTAAAAGGTTTCCTATACTACCTTGTAGACAAATACTACAGTACCATTGCTAAGGCTCAGTGGTGGTACAACAACGATAGTGTTGTTCTGTCTCAAGAGCAGATGATGACTATTAACGGTATTTGTGGCAAGACTAAGAACGTACAATACTTGTCCATCATTCAAGAACGTAAGAGTAAGGTGATACACCTTCGTATTCAGTTCTTCTTGCCTGATGGTAATGTCATAGTCACTGACAATATTCCTATTAGCGTTACTGGTAAAACGTTGGTTGATAGTGGTGGGAGTGTGTTGCAATGAGTCCAGAGATTATCTTCATCCTAGTTCAGTTCTATTGGGCGGCTATGGTATCTTTCTTGGCTATCATTGCTACAACACAAGAGTTGAATAAGGAAAATATTGCTGCTGCGGTGTTGTGGCCTTTGCTTGGCGTGCTTATGATCTTCGTACTAACCTACCGAGCCTTTGTAGATGGTTCCCAGACTATTCGCACAGACCTTAAAAACCGTGGTTTGCTTAAAGAGTTTGGTGAGTTTCTTGAACAACGTGAGCAGTCTAAGGTATTGCCTAAGGAAGGCGAATAATGAAACTACTTATCGACGCAGACATAATTTCGTATCACGCTGCTTTCTCTAAAGAGGGTAACACTATCTCTGGGGCTATTGACAAAGTAGATGAAATTATGGAGGGTATCTTCTGGAACTGTCAGACTTATAACAGGGGTAAAGACTACTCTTGTTACTTGACAGGTTCAGGGAACTTCCGTAAAGACATTGAGCCTACTTACAAGGCTAATCGTACTGGTGAGAAGCCACAAACCCTTAATCTTGCTAAACAGTGGTTGATTGATCATTACAATGCTGTTGTGGTTGATGGTCAAGAAGCAGATGACGCTATCGCTATTGAAGCCACAAAGATTGGTTATGACGACTGCATCATTGTGAGTATTGATAAAGACTTCAAGCAACTACCTGTAATGATCTACAACTATCGTAAGAACACTTTCTTCAAAGCGGATGAACTGGGTAGCCAGTTTAACTTTTGGTCACAAGTGTTGACTGGTGATACAGTTGATAACATCAAGGGTCTAGAGGGTATCGGCCCTGTCAAAGCTAAGAAGATTCTTCAAGATCAGACTACGTACGAAGGTATGTACAAGGCTACTCTTGATGCTTATGAGGGTGATAAAGAACGCTTGACAAAGGTCGCTCAGTTGGTGTATCTACGTAGGGAGGAGGGTGAACTGTGGAAACCCCCACAAGGGGTTTTGTGATGGCGACCCTCTATGGTCTAAAATATGGTTACAGGTCAGGGTTAGAGGAAAAGATTGCTAGTCAACTCACTAAGGCTGGTATAGATTTTGAATACGAAACTTTCAAGATCAAGTACAAAGTTGAGAAAGAGTGTTCCTACTGCCCTGACTTCAAGTTGCCAAATGGCATTATAGTTGAAAGTAAAGGCTATTTTAATACCGCAGACCGAATGAAGCACTTGTATGTAAAAAAACAGTTCCCTGAACTTGACATTCGCTTTGTGTTCACTAACTCTAACACTAAGATCAACAAAGGTTCTAAGACCACCTATGGTATGTGGTGTTCTAAGAACGGCTTTCTTTATGCAGACAAACTTATCCCAGAGGAATGGTTAAATGAAGTCACAGAACAAGTACAACCTAGGCGATAAGTTGAGTTGCCTAAGTGAGGTTGAGGTCAACCACCAGAAAGTTGCCGTGACTACCTACGGTTATGTTACTGGGGTGATCCTTGACAACTTTGCAGATTGCCCCTCTTATCTTTATGAGGTATCTGCTAACCTTCCGGGGTCTTACTACCCCAAAAAAGTCATTGGTCTTATTTCCTCTACCGCCCTTGATAAGTCTTGGAGTATTGTTAAATGAGACTCCTGCCTAGCACTGAACAACGTAAGACCCTAACGGTAGAACTTACACCACAAGACCTAGATGTTATTTGGTTTGCTATTCATTGTTGTGGTGGTAGCCCTGATGGTCCTCGTAGTCATGCTTACCAGATTGCCCAACAGTTGAAAGATAATGGTGCAGCTAAGTTGGCAGACCATCCACGGGAAAGTAACTATTTTCCTGATACTTGGGAGTATGAAGTATGAGTGATTCAACTTTGATTGATACTAGTGTCTACATCTACGGTATTGTAGAAGGGCCTATCCACAGTTCAGACATTCCTAACTGGGAAGATGACAAAGAGGGTTGGATGATCTTGGCACAGGTAGAACAACCTAATGGGGCTATCATGTGTGAGGAAGTTACCTTTGATACCTTTGATGAAGCTTATGAAGTTGTCAAGTACTTCAAAGAGTTTCGCCCCTTGCCTTATGTCCTTAATGATCTTGAAGTAGATATGGAAGAGTTTGATTGATGAGTCGCACAGTTTACGTAAGACTTAGGGGTTATGTTGGTGAGGCGGGCGAGTGGCCTGACGCAATTTTTGGTAGTTATGAAGGTTTGCTCAACTCGGTCAAAGGCTTTACTGTTACAAGTACAATCACTAAAACAGGCGAACCTTGTCACTGGAAAGATAGTGGTTGGGCCTACTCTTATGAAGAGGTAGACTACTTTGACTAGAACAGCAATCGTATGGTCTTGTGCCCATGCTCAACCGGGTGTATCTAATGAACGCTTTGATTGGCTTGGAAACTTGATTGAGGACATTAAGCCTGACTACTGTATTGACTTGGGTGATGGGGCTGACATGCGTAGCCTTAACAGCTTCGATAGCCGCTATCCCCAAGCAATCGTATCTCAGTCTTACCAAGCTGATATTGAGGCTTACAACGATAGCCAATCGCGTCTGTGGGATCGTTACAAGGTCAGTAAGCGTAAGCGTCCTTTCAGGATTGGGTTTGAAGGGAACCACGAAAACCGTCTAAAGAAAGCTATTGCACATGATCCACGTCTAGAGGGTAGCAAGTACGGTATCTCTTTCTCACATCTTCAGACTGACCATTGGTTTGATGAGTACCACGAATACCATAACTCTGGACCTGCTATCGCTGACTATGATGGTGTGTCTTATGCTCACTACTTCTCCAGTGGTAACTTTGGCTCTGCTATGTCAGGCATCCATCATGCTTACTCACTGATCCAAGCTAGGAACCACTCTAGCACCTGTGGACATAGCCACAAGAGGTCTTTGTACTTCAAGGATGGGGCACACCCTAAAGGGATCATTGGTAACGTGGTGGGTTGCTTTAAGGGTGCAGAAGAAGATTGGGCAGGCCAGAGTCAAAAAGATTGGGCTAAGGGTGTCGTGATTAAACGTAACATTGATCAGGGTATGTACGACTATACTTGGCTCAGTATGGCTATGTTGGAGAAAGAATATGGATAACTTCAAGGTTCTAAAAGACTTTGCCAACAGTCTTGAAGATGAGGCTTATGGTTGTAGAGAAGATGCTTATGTTATGAGGGCTGTATTGTTTCGTGTTTCGGATACGCTGAGCCAAGTTTTGAAGAATATTGAGTTTGCTAACAACATTGATAAAAGCGAATCAAATGGGCAAGCGTGAAGCAGTAAAGTTTGACAAAAAACCCCGCGACTCGTACTATACAATGGATCCTGCGGCTACCCTAGCACTAGTGCCTCACCTAGACCCTCTGAACAACTACGTAGAACCTTGTACGGGTGGTGGTGATCTGATCAAACAGATGAG